CCGTCATTCTGATGTTTCACGCTGTCCGCATGGAGCACATTTTTACCGCTCATCGCCAGCAGGCGGGCCGGTGGCGTTCCCGTCCGGCTTTCCACCGCCTGCGCAATACTTTCGGTCATAAAGCCCAGCGTGCGGATATCGTTACCGCCTCGCCGGGTTTTCATGATGTTTTTTGCCCAGATGCGGAACGCCAGCTGCCGCTCCGGGCTGTTGTTCATCTCCTGAACCACCATTTCCCGTAACGCCGGGCTTTTCACCTCGATCAGTTTACGGATCAGCGCCTGGTCTGTGCCGAACGCCGCCGAACCGGGGTTATATGACCAGCCCACATCCGGTGTCATGGTTCTGGTGCCATCTGAATATGTGGTCACCGGCATTTCTCTGACTTCCCCGGTCTGCTTATCCACGCCAGCCTCAACATTGCGGGTGGAGAGATGATCCTGACCAGATGAAACAGAGAGTCCCATCGCATCCAGACGGGCCTGAGACAATGGCCGCACACGGCAGCGGCAGTTCCAGCCATTGGGCGGGTAGTGTGTATTCCAGAACGGATCGTCATAGCGGAATACCAGCCCGTTAAGGGCGGAATGCGCCGGACGGGTGCGGCTGTCCATCACAGCCACATACTGCCAGAACGGATGCGTCTCCGTGTTGTTCATCATCTGCGTGTAACGCCCGGCATTGTAAGCCACGCGGGTGTTCACGTTGTAAATCAGCGCCAGTCGGCGGGGACTGCCCAGTTGTACTTCTTCTGCGTTACCGGCGCTGTCCACCACAATCTGCTTTCCCCACCATCCCAGCTTTTGCAGGCGGGGTGTCAGTGTGCGGATAAATGCTTTCTGTGAAATCCCCTCATCAACAGCACGCTGCACTTCCGCCTGTAGTGTGGTCAGTACGTCCAGGCGTGCCACTTTTGCCGCCGTGAATGAACGGGCATGAACATCTGCGTTTGTTTCGAACCAGTTCCAGCTGATATGCGCCCCTTTGGCGCGGAAGTATGCCACCGCCTCTTTTGAGGGAAGGGTAGCGGCATAACCTAAATCAATCCCCTGAGCCATCCAGCATCCCCTTCATTTCCGCAGCGAACATGGCATCACTGAGCAGCGTCATCAGGCGGGAATCATCCATTTCACGATAAAGGGCAGGCAGGTCTGCCAGCGCATCCGCCAGCCCCCGCGTTCTGATGGCATCAATGACCGGCTCCAGTACCGGGTCGATGGCCTCCTGTAACCGGCGGGCAGGCACCGCATCCCCCATGTCGTCCAGTTCATCTCGGGGGCTGCTTTTCGCTTCCGGCAGTCTGGCAGCCAGCGCTGTCTGCTCTGTCTTCTCCTGTTTTTCCGGTGGCATCTCTTTGTCTGTCTGAGCAGGTTCATTGCCACTCTGACGGACACGGAAGATGGCTTCACCGGGGGCAGGCTGTGGAATACCGGTCTGCTCCCGTACCCAGGGATCAGGAATATCCATCCCCATACTGAGCTGCATCACCGCACTGGTGATTTTGGTGATATCCCCCGGCTCTTTTGTCTGGAAACAGATACGCGGCAGGCGACGGATATCAATGGCGTGGGCGGTGTTCAGGGCATACAGCGGATACACCAGATCGCGGTTCAGCGTGGCGGCCAGCTGACGTAAATCAGAATCCCTGATTTCCCGGCGCACCTCGTTATGCACTTCACCCAGCGAGCGCGCGCCCTTGTCTCCGGCTTCCGTGGTCAGCGTGCCGCCGAGGATAGCTTTGGAGATGGAACGCTCCCCCCACGAAATCATGGTTTCAAACGGATCGGCCTGACCGTTCGCGGCTGCCTGAAACTCCAGCGACATCCCGGCCGGGATGATCCCGCCTGTACGTCGCCCGATATCCATCACCGCCCGCATCAGGGCGCTTTTCTGCTCCGGTGTTGCCCCGGACGGGTATTTACCGACCTTCATCGGCAGGCCGTACACCTCCAGAAATTCAGCCAGATCGCGCACGGAATAGTTTTTGAAAATGAACGGCCAGATAAGCGTTCTGACAAGCCCCGTCGCACCACCGTAGCCGGTGCGTGAACGCGACTGATGCACTATCCAGCCAAAGGGCTGAAACGCCACCCCGGCATGGCTGCCGTCACGCAGTCGCAGTTCGCTCAAATCATCCGGGTTAAGGCAGAAATGCCCGCTGTCACGCCAGCGGATGGCGCGGATGATGTGCATTTTACCGAGCATCCCGTGCTCAATTTCCATGCAGGAATAGCCCTTCAGGATGGCATCCGTGGCGTCAAACAGCATGGCATCAAACCAGTCTGCGGAATGCAGATATTCGTCGAGCATTTCCGCGTCCTTTTTCTCATTCGCGCTGGCGTTCGGTGGCGGCTCAATGCTCCATGGCACCCCCTGAATGGCAAGACGTCGCTTGCCCAGCTCCGCAAAAAGGTGGGTGTCCTTTTCTTCAATGTCAGCCGCCAGATCGGACTGGGCAATCAGATCGCCACGTTCAGCCCCGCGAAGGCACTGCGCCGCCCGGTTCGGGGTGATACCCGAGGCGGGATGCTCAACATAACGGCTGGCAATCTGCGGAATATCCAGCGCGGTACTTTGCATCTCCGGGTCAAAGGAGAAAGGTTTTCCGTCAAGATCAATTATGCGTCCCACTACCAGCACCCCCGATCAAATTCATGATATGCCTCATCGTCATCACGATAACCGCCCTCCATTGCCCGCGACCGCTCCGGCAGCGCCTGACAGGCTGATTCATCCAGGATGAAACCCTCCATGTATGACGCCCGGTTTGCCATACAGAGTGCCACGGCAAAATCACCATGGCGGCGGGCGTTCGCAGCCGTTGCGTTCTGGTCCTTCGTGCGCCCCTTGTCGATTTGCGGGATACCATTCACCACCTTCACATGGCGCAAATCATCAAGCGTGGTCTGATGGCGGGCGACGAGGATATTCTGATCTTCAAACTCGGCTTTCAGTTTTGGCATCCACTCGCCGTACCACTTCGGCGACAACATCACGCAGTCGATGATGTCCGGACCAAAGGCCAGCAGCGCGGCTTCTGCCAGATAGCCGCCGTTACCGGTGGCGTCAAACGCTGCACCAACCAGGGCCGGAACGCGGGTCAGGATGTACATCATCACCTGCTCCTGCTGGGCATACGGCAAGTTGCGCAGCTCCACGCGAAACACCTCACGTTTTGCCAGGGATTCGGTGATTTCCAGCAGCACAAAGCAGGAGAGGTCACCGGTGCGGGCAAAGTCTTCCCCGAAGCTGAAGCGGGAACGGGGATTTAACGCCTCTAAAAGCGGTTTTAAATGTTCTTCACACCAGGTTAAAACTTCCGATTCACGCAGCCATGCGGCACGGCTGATGAAGTCGTCCGGGGCTTCAAACGTCAGAATCGGGATGTCGCGGATCATCGCCATTTCAATAAGTGCGTGAGGAATATAGGCACCGCCGGATTTTTTCGGGATACAGCCGTATTCCTCGTCGGCATCCTCACGGGTCGGGGCGTTTTTGTAGAGATCATCACGCCACTTCTGCTCGCTTTCCGGTGACCATTCGCGGCCGGTGACATAACAGATACGACGGTACAGCCCGTCCGCAATGGCATCATCCAGGGTTATGCGGTGGACGCTGTAATCCTTGCGTCCCTCGCGGGCTTCCTGAATGTACTGATTAAACAGATTATCGACGCCGTTATGCGTGGAGATAATACGCACGCGCGCGCCCCACATGGTAAGCGCCATTGCCGCCTTGAGAAGCTCATCCAGTGACTCGTGGAACGCGGCTTCATCAATCACCACATCTCCCTGAAGGCCGCGCAGGTTTGACGGACGGGAAGACAGTGCCTGAATTTTGAATCCACTGTTCGGAAAGCGGATCATGTAGGTCAGAATTTCTTCTTTTTTATCCCGATCCCAGAAGGTCTGCTCATACACATCAGCATCTGCCAGCTGGTTAAAGGCACGGGAGAACAGGGCGCAGGCAGAAATATATTCCAGCGCCATCTCCTGCTTTGACCCCACATAAAACACATTGCGGCCACCGCGCCGCTTCGGTTTTGCAGCGGTAATGACGTTACGCCCGGCTTCCGCCCAGGTAAGCCCGGTACGGCGGGATTTTTCCGCGATGCAGACCTCGCTTTCATCCTCAAACCAGCGGGCCTGATAATCCAGAAATACCGGCATATCACCGGGCAAATCAAGGCTGTCCGGCACATCCACGCCCAGCAGGGCTTTTTCACCGGCCAGATCAATTTTGCGGGTGGAGACGGTATTCGTCAGTAAGGGGGAGAGTTCTTCGGCGTTATTCATCAGACTTTACCCAACAGAATCCCCTTAATACGGGACTCAAGCTGTTCACTCATCCCGTCCACGCCGCGCAGTTCGTCGGTGACCGCGTTCGCCATCTCTTCAGCAAATGCGGCCCGGATTTCTTTTTCACGCTTAATGCTGCGCTCGGCGGCACTTTCCGCACGCTGTGCCGACAGGAGGATGTCCTTGATGAGGCGCATATCCACGTCGCTGTCGCTGTTCAGGGATTCGGTGGCGGCACGCAGACGGCGGTACATCAGGGCACGGGACATCTCCAGAATCAGCGCCGTAGTTTCACCGGTCGGCTTATCCCCCAGTTCAGCCATCATGGCTTTTGTCTGCTCGCGCAAATCACGCAGATTGCGGGCAATCAGCTCATTACGGGAGGCTTCCCGGCTGATGGCCGCCGGTGAAAGCTGCTGCTCTTCCGGCAGGCCTGCCTCGCGGATCAGACGGTTGATTTCCTCGCGGATCTGGACCTGCGTCAGACGTTTTTCACGCAGCATTTCCAGCAGCGGCTTACGGATGCTGTCGGGGAGCAAATCCACCTTGCGCACGCGGCCACGCGTCGGCTTGTCCATCGTTACCCCCTTGCGCGTGGTTTCTTCACACCCGGAACACTGGCGCGGCCTTCCGCCACATCCTGCCCCCGGCCGGTCAGCTCTGCGATGAAATAACCGTTAATCAGAACGCGTTTGCGCACCAGTCCCTGTTCGGCAAGCCAGGCAATGTGGGTGTGAACGGTGTCGCGGGACACGCGGTGACCGTAATCATCCAGACAGTCCTGGAGCACGGATTCACCCAGTTCACCGTTGTAATCTGCCAGCGACCGCAGAATGACCAGACGCTGATCTTCAGTAATGAAATCACTCATTGCGTTTTTTTCCTTACAGCCTGCTCCAGCAGCAGTTCGTTCTGATAGGAGACAGAGCGGAGCGTGGCGTTCGTGGTTTTCAGTTCACCCCGCAGGGTCACGATTTCCACATTCAGACGGTTGACCTCGGCTTCTGTCGGCAGTGACGACAGGCGGGTTTCCACCTTCTCAACGCGGTCGGAGAGTTTTTCAAAGGCCTCGCGGGGGACAAACGTTTTGCGCATCAGCGCCATGAATATCCCGCCAGCGGTTGCCGTCGCCGAAAGGATCGGCACAACATAATCTTTAACGATGCTGACCCACATGACGGGCCTCCATGATGTTCTGGCAGTTCACACAACGGATGGCATCCGGCACAGCAACAAGACGTGCGGCGGGGATCTCTCCGCCACAGTCTGCGCAGACACGTCTGCCCGGAGCATCCATTGCCCGGCACTTACGTGTCAGCCGGTTACAAAGGGCGCGTTCTGATCCCCGCTCCATCACAGCCTGAGCACGATCTGAATCATCCATAGCTTTTCCTTACTTCGTCTTTCCTGCCGGAACAGCAGGCGTTCCGGCCATATCAGTAAATTCATGTTGTCGCCGCGCCTCCAGACGACGAATACTGGCCTTGTCCACGTTGCAGTTCTTGATCACCGCCAGCAGTTGCAGGTTGTAAGTGACCGATGCCCCAAACGTGAACGGCTCCGGCGCAGGAGGCACCAGGCAGTCAGCCAGCCATTCAGCGGGGATCGGCACCGGCTTCACAGGCACGTATTTCACAGACGGCCCGGCGCACCCGATCAGCCACATCATCAGGAACAGGGGCAGAGGCCGCAGGCACTGCTGCCAGCGACCGGCGGACAACGCTCTGCTGCCCCTCGCTGTGCTGAATGTTCTGTTGTTTTTCATTCGTGGCCGCCTCACTGATTTGTGAAATGAGTTGCAGGGTGCGTTGCTGGTTTGCCAGCACCAGACGGGCTTCGTCCCGTTCGCGCACAAGCACATGATTATTGTCCTCAAGGCGCTGCGTCTTCTGGTGCATTCCCCATACCACGGCAGCCAGCACGCTCATCACCCCCAGCGCCGCCATACAGCCTCCGGCAATCAGGGCCGGTAAGGGATTATTCACCGCAGCCACAGCACACCCCGCAGCAGCACAACGGCACACAGCAGCGCAATCATGAGCGGTCGCCAGAAGCGGTTCAGACTTTCGGCAAATCGTAGCGACATAACCATTCATCCGCCGAACGGCGGGCCTCAAGACCGGGGAGTTTCACCCCCTTCGAATAAATCCAGCGGATGTACTGCTTACAGGACGCGGGCATCTGCCCGGCATTGATCAGGCGCAGAAGCGTGGAGTTGCGGAAGTTCGTTTCACCAGCCCAGAAGATCCACGAAGCCAGCGCCACCGTCTGACCACGGGTAAGCGGCACCTGAACACGCCGATCAATGGCCGCAAAGGCCCATTTCATGTCCTTTTCCAGTAGTTCCAGGCATTCTTCATCCGTCAGGGTCATACCCGGTTTCACATCCGGGCCGGTATGGCCGTAACAGATGGTTGGTGTACCGGTGGGATCGATATACGTGGAGTTTTCTTTCCCTTCCCAGTAACCGGTGTAATGCGTGGTAATGGTGAACGTCCCGGCACCGGCCATAACAAGGGCAATCAGCTTTTTACGCAGTGGTGCGGGGAGTTTTGGCATTGTTACGCTGTCTCATGATGTTCTCTGAGTCAGCGTAACGGTGAAGGAAAGGCGGCAGGCTTTGCGGAATATCAGAAAAGTGGCGGTTGCGTTCTTGCCAGATGCAGACGGCGCTGTTCGCGTATGACGGTATAAATCTGGGTTTCTGACATCCTGTAATGGCGGCGCAGGGTTTCAATTTTTTCGCCCTGGCTCCAGCGGGAAAAAATCTCATTATTGCGCAGTTCGGTGAAAAGGGATTCACCGACCGGGAGATAATAACCACGCCCGCCCATGTACCCGGCCTGTGCGGCCGCAACTTTACGGGCAAGCATTCCTGCCTGAGCAGGTTCAATCCCCTGACGGTGCAGTTCAGCACTGATCACATCAACCAGGTCCCGCAGCGTGCCGGGCCAGTTCTTTTTCAGCTCATCATCAGGAATGTCATCCAGACGGTCAATCAGCGCGTGCAGCTGTTCGCTGTCACCAAACATGCTCATCTGTGTTTCAGCCATACCCGCCTCCGGTCATCATTACACAGGGCAAGTTTAAAATAAAAATCCCGCGCTGTGGCGGGATTTAGAGGCGCTGTAAATCATAACCCGAAATGAGCTGTGTATTTATTGATCATTTTCCGGTGTAACTATATGATAAAGATCGTTTTTATTTTTAAAAATACAAACCCTGAAGGAGTTTTTCTTATCAAAAAGCTTGTGCATATTGCGGGTTATTGTTGTTTCATCAACATGAAAACCAATTATCCCAACTCTTAAAGCACACCAGGCTTGCTCCAGTGCAAAAACAAATAATTTCAGTCTGCCTGACAGCGTTCCACCGGAATAAAGGAAGATATCCATGAAACAACCTCCATCTTTGCTTTTATCGTGCCCACCAGAACTGGCCCATGAACTCAATGATCTGGCGAAAGAGTATAAACTTACAAATCATAATATAGAAGCAGCAACACTTAGTGCTGCCGGAAGCGATATTGTATTGATCGTTCTGGCCGCAGCTTCATGCGATGGGTTCTGGCAGGCATTAGCCAGTATGTTTCAGACGTGGTTACATCGTAAACCAACAAAACAAACACCCCCGGAAAAGAAAGTTATTCGTAGCGTCATTGTTCGTAGCTGGGAACACTATCAGGAGACAACTAAACAAACTGAATTTTATAACTTTGATGCTGATGAGCTGGCTAAATTGATAGCGTTATATGAAAAACCAGATGAAACAATTGGTTGCATAATCCCGTCAGAAACGGAAATTCAGGAAAAATAAAATCCCGCACTGTGGCGGGATTTGGGTTAACAGGGGAATGATTTTTCATACAGCCTGCAAACGCGCTCATAACTCATCACTGCACGCTCCGACATATCCAGGGCTGCCAGCATTTTGCGGCGGTGCCAGCGTTTGAGACGCTCCAGCACATCAGAGGCCAGCTCGGGGTGTTGCTCCAGCCACTGCCAGTTAGCCACACCTTCGCCGCCGTTCTGCGCGGCCGTCTGCGATTGCACCCAGCGGTTAAGGGCCGTTTCCGCACCATCAGAAATAAAGCCCTGCCGGTGCATCACTTTCCAGATGGCGCGAATTTTGGCGGTCACCGTACCCGGCTTTAAGGCCCGGTTAACCGGTTTCTGACGCACTTTAAAACCGCGTTTTTTGAAAACATCCAGTACGCGGGATAACTCATCCGGTGACATATCCCGGCAACTGGCTTTACCGGTGGCTGCCAGCAGTGCGGATGTATAGGTTTCATCATCCAGAGCAAGCTCGCGTTTTGCCACATGAATGGCAGATATCAGTTTTCCTCTCATACCGTATTTACCTTTTTACGGACATGGAAAGCCTTTTCTGGCTCATTCCACCGGATATGATGCGTTGGCGGAATAATCATTATGTGCCAGCCATCTCTGGTTGTTATTCGGCAGAAAAACTCACCGCTGTATAACACAATGGCCTGCTGAATAAGCGCATCCGCAGCCAGCTCAAGCAGATATCTTTTATCAAAAAGGCTGATAATTTTCCGGCATAACCACCGGGTGATAACAAATGCGCCGAAAAACGATGTGATATATAAACACCAGAACAGCAGAGAAATATTGTCCGTTATTTGCTCATCCATTGTGTATCTCCCGTAATTCCGGTAAAGCCGAAATATGGCACCAGTGCGTCACCTGTCCATCCTCATCTTCAAGGCAGGCTCCGGTTTCTTCATCAACAAAAAAACCTTCATACCCGATATGGCCGATGCGCAGCTCCTGTCGGTGACCGTACTGAACAATCAGTACAACAGCCTCCATATCAGGCGGGAAAGCATCATTCAGTGAATGCCAGGGATAACCGCGCAAATCCCCGAAATAAACCCCGGTCAGGGTTCCGCCACAGACCGGCATCCCGGCGGCACATACCAGAGGTTCGTCTGATTCAACAAATAAGGTCGTTATCATGGCGTTAACTCCCGTAATACAGCGTCCCCGGCAGTCCGGCGATGGTGATAAATAAAATTCACCGTACTCTCGGATAATTCAAATTTCTCGCCTATTTCCCGGAAGGTAAGACGTCGTGGTGATTCAGCATCCCGTAATTCACGAATAAGATGAACATCATCGTCAGGTATACGGGTGAAGGGCAGCAATTCTCCGTATTTTTTCATGCTTACGCCAATATATCGCGCCCGATTGTGGACAGAATCCCGGTCTCGCCCCAGATATTCTCCTATTTGCTTACCGGTCATCGTTCTGGCATTTTTTCGGATAAATTTATCTTCATCATGTTTAAATCTTGGACGTTTGCATTTGAGCAACTCCGGGTAAGTACCGCGTAATAAAACAATCCGGTTATGTACACCCCAGAAACTTCTTTTTACCCTGACAGCAATATCCTTAACCGGGGTGGATGAATAAAGCGCAATCAGCAGCGCATCTTCTTCAGGTGTCCACGGACGGACATGAGCGGGGGCGCGACCTTTTCGCCCCATGGGTTGTAAAATCATCATACATCACCCCCTGACTCGCTTTTCAGCAGCATAAAACTCATCAGACAGAATTTCGGTCATTTTCTGATTTGCGGGTTTTACGCCGCACTCAAGGTAAATCACATCGTCAACGCAGAACCACTTCACAGGGCCAAACATGATTGCCGAGAAATCAATACCCAGCCAGAACAACAGTGCATCGGTTCTGGCATACGTGACGGGCGAATATTCACGCCACAGAATGTTCAGTTCATCAGAGGCAACACGCAGGGTTTTAGGGATACGTGATGTGCGCGGCGTACAGCTCCAGCCATTCGACGCAGTTGGTTTTCGCCATAAGTCGCGATGAAAAGGATATTTGTCATCCATAAAGCGCAGCCCCTTAAAACAAAAGCCACTGATACTGAATTCAAATACCGACCGGCACGCAACATTCAGCACGGCCTCAAGGCGTTTCGCCTCATCTTTTACCGTCTGGCAGTCCTGCTGGTATTTTTGCCACGCAGCCAGCGCGGCAGGGTTTGATGTTTTAAAGAACATTACTCTACCTCCGCAGAAATCGCGGCAGGCGCAGCCGTCCGGTCAACAATCAGGTAACGCAGAACATGTTCGGTGATATTCCAGCCGCTTAAACCGCAGATAATGACGCCCAGGCGAATGTCGATATACGCCATCACAAACTGGGGCACGCCTTCTTTCATGGCCTGCTCATCAACTTCAGCCACCACATAAACGGTTTCACAGGTCAGAACGCCCTGAGCAAATTCCCACGCCATCGACGGAATATCATGCCCCTCAATCCACGGCAGGGATTTTCTGAAGCTGCACCACTGAACATCATCAGCCGCACCTTCCTGGCTGCATTTGCGACGAACCGGCTGCACCGGGCGGGGACG